CACCAAATCAAATATCTTTAAAAGATATTGCAGAAGAAAAGTTAGGGTTTTCAGCAGGAAGTGGACAATATTTTGAAGATATATCATTAAAAGGTTTATCAGTAGATAGCGTAGATGACTTTGGGTTTTATAATGGCGATTCACTAATTGGCCCCCTAGATTATCCTGGTACACCTAATTCGACTGCACCTTATGCTATGTCAGAATTTCATGGATATGCAGCAAGTTTCTGGCCTGCATCTGCACCAGGTAGTATTACTACAAATGAAACTAACATTATGGATATAGTTGCATCTGATGAAACTGGAAACGATGTTACAGCATGTACCGTTTTAGTCATGACTTTAGATACATCAGCTAAAACTTTAAAATGGAAATTTGTAAATGATGCAGATAGATCCTTTGATGTTGATAGAAATAGTAATGATATCACACTTAACACAAATGAAAATACTATAAGTTATAATGGTACAATAACAACCTTAGAAGCAAGAATGGTATATTCGAATTTATATCATGCTTATAGTGGTGGTGGCACTGGTTTTACAAGTGCTTCATTTGCTGGTAGGTCTTGGGCAGCACATAATGCATTTGGAGCTATGGACGGTTCATCCATTGCTAATAATGGAGATTCTGCGCTTTCAGGAGTATCTAAAACAAAACTTTCCGGAACTGATGGTGTTTATGTACGATTACCATTATCAGGAACTTATGGATATAAAACAATGAGAGCTACCACTGGTGTTTGTTCTATAGGAATGTTTGCTACATCAGAAGATGTTGGAGGAAGTACTTTTAACTATTCAAGCGCCCAGATAGGACCTAATCAATCAAACGCAAGTATCTATTGGCAAATAAGAGCAAATGGCACAGAACTTTTAACAATATATAATAAAACAGGAGCTACCGGCGAAACTCTTGTTGCAGACACAGTCGTTGATCCAACAACATAATGTATGGGAAAAATTGATAAGTTTATACAATGTGTCAAAGACTATAATTTAATAGAAGTATTTAATGATTGCGAGATATATTTATGGAGTAATTTTCCATTTAATGCAACAAAAGATATTGATATTATTTTAATTGGGGAACCTACAAATAGCTTAGGCAAAAGAGTTAAAGACTTTAAAGAATATTGTGTGGGAAAATGTATGACTATTGACATACAAGTCTTTAAAGATACAAAAGTATTTGCTGGAATAGAAGAATATAATAGAACTGGTGATATGAATTTAAGTAATATTGAAAAATATAAACTTGAAGAAATTCCATCTAATAGAATTTATAGAGAAAGACCTCGTAAAATAAATGATTACTTTTGGGAATTTAAATTATTAGGTGTTAATAATAAATATAAATGGAGATATGGTAAATTAAATTTGCACTATCCAATAGAAATAAAAGATTTTATAAAATTAGTATTTAATATAAAAAATCCGGATATATATAATATACCAGGAAAGGATAAAGGTATTATTACTAGAGACAATATGCAAAAAGAGTTTTTGCACGAAATGAGGAAAGGAAATATGGACTCAGATAAATTAAAAGAACAGTTAAAAATAGATGAAGGAGTGGTATATGAAATTTATAATGACCATCTTGGTTATCCAACATTTGGAATTGGTCACCTCGTTCTTGAACGGGACGGAGAACATGGGTTACCGGTGGGTACTCCAGTCTCAGAGGATAGAGTTAACGAGTGCTTTTTACAAGATTTACAAAATGTAATACATGATTGTAAAAAATTACATGATGGTTGGGACGGTTACCCAGAAGAGGTAAAACAAGTTGTCGCAAACATGATGTTTAATATGGGACTTACGCGCTTAAGTAAATTTAATAAACACAATGCAGCGCTGCAGTGTGGTGATTGGAAAGGAGCTGCTATAGAAGGCAGAGATTCAAGATGGTACAAGCAAGTAACAAACAGAGCCGAAAGGTTAATGAAGAGACTCGAGGAGATATAAAAACTAATAAAGGTTGGTTTTGGTGTCATGAGAGAAAAGACTTTTTCCGTTGGGAAGAGTTGATGAACTATAAATATAATAAATAATGGAGGAAATATGTTTAATTGGTTGAAAAGACTTTTTGATAATACTGAACCTGAAGCTACTGGTGTAAGAGCTAGAAATGCAAAGGGTCATTATGTTGCTGATGATAAATCAACACCTAAGGTCAATGAAGCTTATGTAGATGGTAAAACACCAAAGCGTAAGCCAAGAAAAAAACCTGCCGCAAAGAAAGTTGCACCTAAAAAGGCACCAGCAAAAAGAGGCAGACCAAAAAAGACTACAACTAAAAAGTAATTAGTTATAATTTTATATAAAAGGCTCCAGGTAGGGGCCTTTTTGTTATAAATAGATACATAAAAATAATATTATAGGAATTTAAAATGGCAAGTACAATTAAATTATTAGGATCTGAGGTCAATTTAGCGACAGCTACAAATGTGAGTTTTGCAAAAGTTGTAAGGGTATTAAACAATAAAGCATCAGTTCAACTTATCACCCGAGCAGATTCAGATGGACAGGTTTTAGGAACTGTTACATTAGCAGCAGGCGAAATAGCTTATATAGAAAAAGCCTCTACTGATACATTATTAGGTGTCGCAACTTCTTTAGCAGTAGGAGTTGGGTATAGTAACTAGTGGAAGAAGCACTAGCAATATTTCAAGATTTAGGATTACCTATCGCAGGTGCTCTGGTCATGGGATATTTTATATTCATCATCATAAAACAAATATTTGAAGGTATTGTTGACGATATAAGCACACTTACTATGTTCTGTGAATCTCTGGAGAATAGAGCGCGAACAATGAGCAATGAAATGATAAAAATAGACTTATTGGTAAGTAGTGCATTAGAATTAAGACCTGACATTGAAAGGATTGCAAGAGCAGAAAATTTCATTGAAGATGGCAAACTTGATGTAAGAAGAGATTAGTATGGAAGGAATGAGTACAGTGGCTCAGTTGGTGGCCGATTATGGTTTTCCAACAGTTATGGTTATGGGGTTAGGTTATTTTGTATACTTTGTTTATAGTTTTATAAATGAAAATATAGACCCAGCAATTGAGAAAATGCATTTTCAATTAATAAAAGTAATTGACCAAATGAGAATGCTAGACCAAGATTTAATAAGGTTACAGCAAAAGGTTGATACAGTTTTGGAATATAAAGAAAATGAACAAAAAAGACAAGTTAAAAGAAAAGATAGAGATAATAACTCTAGCTAGTTTATTCATAATATCAATTATGGCGGTATCGCCAAACATTGATGCTTCTCCAATTGTACACGAATTTAAAAATCCATCATTCAGTGGAGCAGGTACTGGTGCACATTACCTCACTATCGAAAACCAAGAACATAGCAGAAAGAAATCCATAGAAGAAGCTTTGGAATCTGCAGCAAAAGCAGCTCAGAGAGAAGCTGAAAACACAACACTCGCAAAGTTTATTCGAAACTTAGAAAGCAGAATTTATGCTCAATTATCCAAGCAATTGGTTGAATCAATGTTCAGTAATGATACTGCATCAAACTTTGGTTCATTTGCACTTGAAGGAAGTATTATAACATGGGAAGTTGTAACCAATGCAGAAGGAACTGATGTTATAAAAATGACCATTGTCGATACTGAAGGCACAACGACAATTATAGAAATTCCTATAGGAACAGGTAATTTTGGTCAAGACCCTGATACTCCTACAGGTGGTGATGGTGGTTAAATATCTTTTAACTGCAATATTACTATTACAAGGTTGCGCAGCAGTTCCAAGATGGACTGAAAATCCACAAAATTGTAATCCTAATATGTGGGGCCCAGAATATAATCACGATGTATGGAACTATGCAAAAGCATCTGGTAGAATCTTTACTAAAGCAATGCCATATATTTGTGTTGAAAATCCGGAAGTCGTTCGAATGCCTTCCTATATTGAATTATTAGAAATACCACCAGCAAAAGAAATGCCAGTGGTTGCTGTGTATCAATTTACAGATAAAACGGGCCAAAGAAAAGCAAGGCCTGGAATTGCAGATTTCTCAACAGCCGTAACTCAAGGTGGAGTTGAAATGGTGGTTGATGCTTTAAAAACTGCAGGTCAAAATTCATGGTTTCGTGTTGTTGAAAGAAATGGTATAGACCATTTAGTAAGAGAACGACAAATCATTCGAAGTGCAAGGCAAGATGTTGCTAAAAAAGAAGGCCAAGAAAAATATAAAGAATTGAATCCACTTTTATTCGCAGGAATAATTATTGAAGGTGGTATTATTGGTTATGATACTGACATTAAATCAGGAGGGCGAGGCGCACGAACTCTTGGTGTTGGTGTAAGTAGACAATATCGTCAAGATGTTGTCACAATAAGCATGAGAGCCATTTCGGTTCTAACAGGCGAAGTATTATTAAATGTACAAACTCGGAAAACAGTATTTAGTTATGGTACTGGAGGCGATGTATTTAAATTCATCGAGGAAGGAACACAACTAGTAGAGTTCGAAGACGGAATTGGAAATAATGAGTCGGTGACTTACGCAGTGCGAACAGCCATTGAGGCTGGAGTACTGGAATTAATCTACCAAGGCCACAGACGTGGTTATTGGGAAATCGAGGGGTATAAGGAAAATGAATAAACTATATAGTGTGGTCCTATCTGGACTATTAGTGTCGACTGGATTCGTTTTTGCACAAGCCACTGATGATAACGAAGTTAATATATTACAATCAGGTGATACACTTAGTTTGTATATAGACCAATTAGGGTTTGGTAACAAAATAGGCGGAGATGATTTTTCATCTAGTAGCTCAGCTATGTCTATTACAGGTTCCAGCTTGAATTTTGATTTAGACTTCACAGGGAACCAAAACATTTTATTTGGGCCAGTTGTAGCAGATAGCTCTACTTATAAGCTTGACTTTACAGGTGATTCAAACGAAATCGATTGGAACATTGGATATATCGGAAGTGCTGATAGTTCAGACATAAACTTTGATGTAACAGGAAGTAGTAATACTTTTGACTTAGACCAAGGTTATGTTTACAGTGCAGAAAGATTGGATGCGGATTTAATACTCATTGGTAGCAACAACATCTTTGATGTTGATTGGGAGAGTGATGACGTTGTATGGAATTGGGACATAACCGGTAGTTCTAATAACATCAATACATTACAATCTGATGGTGCTAATGAAATGACCGTTGAATTAAATGGTGATAGTGCTGATATTGATATTAATCAAATATCTGGTACTTGTGCAGGTAACAATGTTGCATGTGTTTCACCAAATGCAATAATAACTTTGGATATTACAAGTGATAATGCAACAATTCAAATCAATCAAAAAGATTCATCTAGCGATTCTTAATTTGTTATTCATCGGTGGGGTCTTAGCTGACCCCATCGGCGAAGTGATAGAGCAGACCGGTTCAGGTCAAATTATAAGAGATAAAGAAGAAATACAGGTAGCAGATTTACCTGAGGTAGAACTAAACGATATCGCAGAAACTGCAAATGGTAAAATGAAAATTGAGTTTTTGGATAAGGCTCAATTGGATTTAAAGGAACATTCAGAGGTATTAATAGACGAAATATATTACGACCCTGACCCATCATTATCCAAAATGTCAATGAAGTTTACTATGGGAACAGCAAGATTTGCTTCAGGTTCTCTTGGATTAATTAATAAAGCAAACATTGATATACAAACACCCACAGCCACAATTGGTATTCGTGGAACAGATTTTACAACAACCATTGATGAATTAGGTAGAAGCTTAATTGTTTTACTACCTGACCAATATGGTAATCCATCAGGCGAAATAACTGTAACAAATTTAGGTGGTACAATTACTTTAAACCAAGCTTATCAAGCAACAATGGTATCATCACTGGATAAAATACCAACCAATCCTATACAAATTAATGGTATTACTCCATCAATGATTGATAATATGTTTATTGTGAATCCACCAAAAGAAGTAAAAGAAGCAATAGAAGAACAAGTACAAGATGATATAAACGACGACCAAGGAATACTTGATATTGATTACCTAGAATATAATGAATTGGAAAAGGACATCGAAGATTATTTGGACGAGGATTACGATGCGAGAGATAGATTAAATTACGATGCATTGGCTGGTGATTTTTTACCAGATTTATTAGATGTAGTAGAAGAATTAGTCCGAACAACAGCTACATTAGAAGATGCACAAAAAGGTGGAGATACAGTTGGTGGTTGGTCATTAAAAGGTGCTACATTTGGATTAAATAAAGATTCACAATATAATATCTTTGAAGAAGATGGTAATTTAATTTTATATAGAACGGTTAATGGTGTTATAAATATAACTATAGCCTCTGGTGGTAATGGATTTGTTAATACAAATGTAGAAGGTTACCAAGGAATAATAACATTTGGAAGCGGAGAAGGAATTGAAATCTTCATCAACCAAGGAAACTAAGAAATTATTAGTTTCAGTTTATACAAACGGAAAAAAGACAATATATGTTTACACAAATAAAAAGAACAATATATAAGTATTGGATAAGACCGTGGGGAAATTAATTTTACCATTATATTTTTTAGCATCAATGTTATATGCTGGTGCTACAGATGATAATCATATTCATATTGAACAACTCTCAGGTGGAGATAATTTAGATTTAACCATATCTCAAATAGGTTTTGGTAATGAAATTAATTTTTCATTCGACCATGCAAATAATACATTTAATTTTAATCAAACAGGTAATGACAATTATATTGGTTGGGTTTCCTATTGGGGTTCAGGTAAAGGTTGGGGTGGTGATGTAGATGGAACCGGTAATGTAGAAAATGTTTCACAAACTGGTGGTGCGACATACGGAAGACATATATGGGACGATAATAATACTATTGATGTATATCAAAATGGAACTCATACCTTTAATATGGATGTTCATGTTGCTGATGTTGAAGTTGATTTATGGCAAGAAGGAACTGGCAGCCATTATGCTCATGTATATTTTTATGGTACAGCAGACGGCTCAATAGCAAATGTCATGCAAAAAGGTAATGCAAGTCATAACGCTCAAGTTGTTCTCGAAGGGACAGAAGAAACAACTCTTAATTTACTACAACAAGGTGCTACAAATCAAGCGTATTCACTAACACAAAACTGTAATACAGTTGGTGGTTGTAGTGTATCAGTGACTCAAGGGAATTAGGTATTACACTTTTTAGATTATATGAAATATTTAACATCAATTTGGACGAGTATTACACTTTGTATTACACTTTTGCTCGTAAGAGTATATGACCCACAATTAGTAGAAGAGTTCAGACTCAGTATCTTTGACCAATATATACAATCACTTCCAGTCGAACATTCAAATGATATTGTTTTAATTAATATTGGCGAAAAGTCATTAGAAAAATATGGTCAATATCCATGGCCAAGACAATACTATGCACAAATGATTTCTGATATAAGAAGTGCCAATGCTGGTATGATTGGATTTACTATTATGTTTCCAGAAGCAGATAGGTTTGGTGGTGATGAAGTCTTTGCCAGCTGGGTAAAAGATAATGGAATTATATTATCGCAAGATGCAGATTCTGAAGGAAGGTCTGAAAAAGCACCTTATGTAGGATATGCAACATTTGGATATAGTGGTAATGTATTGGATTTAACTTATCGCTATGGTGGATTAATTACAAATATAGAATCACTTGAATCAAATGCTTGGGGTGCAGGATTATTAAATGGCGCGCCAGAAGTTGATAATGTAACAAGAAGAATACCTTTAATGTCACAAATCAATGGAGATTTATATCCATCGTTTGCCTTAGAAACAATAAGAGCAATCAATGATAAAAAGAGTTATACAATAAAATTAAACGAAACTGGTATCGAAGAAATTATATTAAGACCTTTTCAGATACCTACAGATTCAAATGGAAGTATTTGGTTAAAATGGAATACACATTTCCAGGAAATAGAATATGATGGAACACCACTTCCTAATTTAGAAGGTAAAACTGTTATTGTAGGGGTAACCGCAAAAGGTATTGTTCCACAAACTCCTACGCCTGATGGATTAAAATATCCACATCAATTACAAGGTAATGCCTTACAAACTATTATGTCAGATAATCCCATATCAAGGCCACAATGGACCTATCCTATGGAATTAGCTTTAATGGTTGCTGGGGCTCTTCTGATAATATTATGTGTTTATTATGGTCCTGTCTGGCTTGGGCTTGTATCCTTCTTCGGTTCCGTTGTTGGCGTTGCGTTCGCCTCTTATTACTTCTGGACCTCAACTAGTATACTCCTTGACCTAAGTGGTGCACTTATATTATATATACTTTCTTTTACCTCATCAGCATTCAATAATTTTTATAAACAATTTAAATTACGACAACAAGTAAAGAAACAATTCGGTACATATGTATCACCAGATTTAGTAAAACAATTACAGAAAGACCCATCGCTTCTACGCCTAGGTGGCGAGAGAAAAGAAATGACATTTATGTTTATGGATATCTGTGGGTTTACTCCTATATCAGAACACTATAAAAACAATGATGACCCGGAAGGGTTAGTGATTCTTATAAATAACTATTTGGATACTATGACAAAAATCGTTTTAAAGAACGGTGGCACCATAGATAAATTTATGGGTGATTGTATCATGGCATTTTGGAATGCTCCACTTGACTGTGAAGACCATGCTGATAAAGCTGTGCAAACATCTATTGAAATATGCGAGGCTGCAGATGTACTTATACAACACCTTGAAGAGCAAGGTTTACCTAGGATTGATATTGGTATTGGTATCAACACAGGTACATGCATCGTCGGAAACATGGGCTCAGAATCTAGATTTGACTACTCCGTTATCGGAGATGCCGTCAACCTTGGGGCTAGACTCGAGGGACAAACAAGAAATTATGATGGGGTTCGAGTGTTGTTGGGACCAGAAACTTATCGAAGCTGTAAAGACAGAGCATTCTCTGAAGTCGATAGAATCCTTGTTAAAGGAAAATCCGAGAAAGTTACAATATACACACCAATCTGATATAAGTAAACAAATATGGTATACCTGGTATCTAGTAAATGCACTAGATGTTTATTCAACAATACAAGGATTAAAATATTCTTGTATAACTGAAGCTAATCCAACTCTACCAAAAGTCCCTCATAGAGACCATTTAATTATTCATAAAACTCTTTTGCTTTCCACCGTATTTAATCCTTATATAAATTATTGGAGTGAGACTCAGATAAATATGTTAAATTTTAGCATAGGGCTTGCTGTCATTAATAATATTAAACTTACAAATAAAGCAAAAAACAATCCTAATACCTGCCCTAAAAGATAAAAAAATTATATATAAAATTTATATACTTTAATTTAACTAGCGTGTTTACTTTTGCTATAGTCGTGGTATAATAACACTATATTAAATGATAAGGAGATAATATGGATTTAACAAAAACACTAGGTGAATACGATTCAGTCAGATACTGGCAAAGTGGTAAGCTTTACGATGGGTTTATTACAAAGGTAAATAAAGATTTTATCGAAGGTAGATTTTGTGAAACAAATGAATATGGCGAGAAATTTGGAGTATTCTTTAATACAATAATCTACAGACAATCATTTGAAGGTTTAAACCTCCAATGGTTTTATGAAGGACAAGGCGGAGACAACTCAGCAATCGGTTGTGCCGGATATTGGGAAGAATTTAAGGTTGCATAAAAAAACCAGTTTCGATTGGAGGGAATAAGGTCTGTGAAAGCAACACCTGAATCAGCGACATACTGACTGTTAGTAAGGAACGCGACCAGAAGCAGCGACCTCCAATCACCTTTTATATTATGAACAAGAAAA